GATTACCTTGAGTTAGTTTTCTTTCAGCTTGTATAGCAGTTGTGATTCCACCACGATTCAATCCAGCTGGAGCAAACCAGGGGTGTGCAACTCTATCGTTGAATGCGTAAACACCACCTAATACAACTGATGGTGGCACCCATCTTTGAGTTCCAGCAACTTGTGAATCAGGTACTTTAACCCAAGGCCAATACATTGCTGCGAAGTTTGAATCTTTTGATTCTGCTTGAGTTACAGCATCCGCCACATTTTTTCCATAAACTACCGGGTCAATAACTGCAAAACAATCACCTCTATCTTCACAAACATCAATAGCTTTTGTTGCTACTGTTGAGTGAAGACTATTTATTATACCAGGTAACAAAATTAAATTTATATCAAACTCATCTTGATTTTTTAATATGTCTAAGGCCTGTACATAAGCATTTGTTCCATCAGCAGCAGTTGATAACACATATCCTTGTGAACCAGCAGATGATATATTTTCATAGAAATTATAAGTAGCATCTGAAGCTGTACCAACTCGATTACCCAAAGCATCAAATCCACTCACTCCATTTAAACCACCACTAAATCCACCATGTTTTGAACCACTACCATTTGAAGGTAAAGAAGAGGAGGCTGCTGGTAATCTAACTTCACCATTTTCATCTAAGTAATCACTTGTAAATAAATTAACACTTTTTACTCTTACGAATCTTGATTTATTTGGAAATGAACCAGTTAATTGTAAAAATGGGTTAGAGTTTTCATCAGTTCTAACAGTATTTACTTGGTCACCAATTACTTTTGAAATATAATTTGGTGAATTAGGGTCAAGATTAACACCTGTAAAAGTTTCAAGAGTTTGTTTTCTTTTAATGTTATCATTACCTGCTCTGATAACTAGTGTAAATGTTCCTTTTTTATTATTTTTATTACTGATTTCATATCTAATATTATGTTTTGAACCACTGACTAATATATTGTTTGTTGTAGCAGTGGTATCAGCGTTGTTCATTATAGCACCATCTGCTAGTGTCTCTAATTCAAATACACAACCAGCTGTAGTAGCACTAGCAGGTGTTAATGATGATGTAGACACAAGTGCAGTAGCTGGTGTAAATGTTCCATCTAATATTCTTACTACAGTTAAGGTGTCTGAATTTTTTAAATATTCTTCAGCTGCGTGTGATGTTAAAAACTGAACTGTTGAACCATTTGCACCATTTTTCGTAACGTCTCCAAATTTTGATTGGAAATCAGAAAATGATGTTACAACGGTTGGGATTCCTGCAGGCCCTTTAAGGGTGGGCCCTACAAGTGCAGCTCCAATATCAGCCACAGCGGTAGGTAAAAACGTCTGGTCTATTTCATTCGTAAATACACCAGGACTTATAATTTTTTCGGCCATTGAATTTCTCCTAAGTTAACTTTAATTTGAGGTATACACAAAACAATACTCTGCGCATTGAGTATTATTCATATATAAATATATGAAAAAGATTACAAACGATAATTTTTTTTTATTTATTCTGATTTATTTTCAGTTGGTGAAAATATGCCAGTTTCAGGATTTAATGTACCTTGTCCATATTTTTTTGTAATACCATCAAGAAACTTTTTTTCTTCAGATTGTAGTTGTTTTAAAGCGTCTTCTAATTCAACCTCTTGTTCATCCAATCTAATTTGTGATAATTTTATTTGTCCAAATTGATTTTGAACATTAATATAACTTTTTTGTATGTTTTGAACCTGTGTTAATTCTTCTTGTGTAAATTTTATTTCTTCAGACATTATAACCTCCATTAATGAATTATTTATTAACTATATATAAATATATATAAATTTTAAAAACGAGTGATTTATTTTCCAACTTGTTTATCTGTAGCATCAGCTTCTTGTGTAAAAGTAACTCGTGATGGAGTTGTAAATTTTTTCATATTTGATACTTTGTTTGTAATGACCGAATTCAAATATTCTGGTAGTAAATAGGCTTTTGATGTAACACTAAATGTTGATTTAATAAATCTCTCACCATCTTGATTCATTTCTGATGCATCTGATACACTATCAATAGTACATAAGAATTTAATATTAGTGCCGTCACCCCAATAAGTATGTGATTGGTCTACAAAAGATTCTATTAATGGATTCATTTGTTCAATAAAATTTGTCCATAAAATGAATTCATAATTAACATCTGAGTAATTAGGCATACCAGTAACTAAATTTTCATATACAGGTTGATTTCCTTGTTGAACTGAGAATCTATCATATTGATTATCTTTACTCCATCTTGAACTTCTTACGACATCAACATACTTTCTTCTTATGTCATGAGGAAAGGACTGACCTGATAAATCATTTCTTGACACTTCCGTTCTTCTTAACATGATTAATGGTAAAATTAATGAATTGTTTTTATCTCTTAACACACCTCTTTTTCTAACTGCTTTCCATCTTTCCTCATTACCATAATAAACAGGTATTTTAAAAGTTTCATTAGCTTCCCTAACTCTTGGTTTCATTACATTTTTAACATGATTTAAAACCGCAGTGTCAACGTCTTTTAAAGTTATTGAAAAGTTATCAGAAAAATTATTACCTGGTACAAAACTAGTTTCTCTATTACCACGAATTGTTGTCCCTTTTGTAGATACTTCATTAGCTCTATTAACTAACTCTTTGTTTACCACACTTTTATTTGTAATTTTATTTATTGCCATTTTGTCTTCTTAATTTTTTAAGTTTATCTAATTTATTATTTACTTTACCTTTATATTCTTCTGATTTTATACTACTCATATCAGCTTTACCAATTGATATTTCTTTCTTGATATCTACCTCAATGGCTTTTACACCTGTTTGACTTTTGGAATCAAAGTTGTCTAATTTATTCATCAACTTACCCATCATCTGTTCCATTTGTAAATTACCATTTGGTTCAGGTGTGTAAGTGTGTTTTCTTTCACCATAGACATCTTCATCATCCATCACATTACCATTTACCTCTTGTTTTGGTTTAGTTGTCTCTCTAAAGTTAGGATTTGAAGTATCAAACTTTGTAATTTTCTTTCCAATGATTTGTTGAACGGCCATTTATTTTCTCTTTAATCTAGCTATTTGTTTTTTAGTTCTACCAAATTTATTCAATAAATCGTTTTTCTTTCTTCTTTCTTGTTTTCTTTGTTTTGCTAATTTGTTTGGCATTACCTTGGTCTCTCTTCTATTTGTAACGATGATAATCTTGAACGATGTGCTGTCGCTACAATGTTATGTTTGTAATTTGGGTGACCACCATATAATTGTGGTTCTGTTGTTCCATTGATTTCCCAATAATAATCATTCCAATCCACAATGTCACCAATCTCGGGATAAAAATTCAATGAACCACTTGATAAATTTTCTCTTTGAAAAAACATTTCTATTGAAGAATTTAAATCAGCGCCAAACTCGTCTTGATTCACTTCTGGTTCATTATAATTGATTAAACAATTAACTCTAAATCCAATATCATAATATTTTGCGGTTGATTCACCATATACATTGTCCTCTGTCCTATCAACATTCACTTTGTAAATATCAACAGATTGTCCAATAATCTCATCAATTAACTCTTCATTCATTTGATTAATTAAGTCAAATTCTTTTTGTGGTATGAAAAATGGTTTTGTTTGTGACATTTAATTATCCTATGTATATTTTTAATGGTGCTTTATTCAATACCTCTTGTTGAGCATTCGCAACTTCTTGTTCAGCTAAAGCTTGTTCCTTTTTACTAACATCCTCTAAAAACGTGCTTAACTCCTCTAATAGATTTGCTTTCTCTTCTCTACCCTCTGATTTCAATGCCTCACCATCCATTGATACCTCGCCATTTGGTAATGGTAATGAAGCATATTTACTTCTAATGATACCTAATAGTTCTTTTGCTAATGCTAATGTATATTTTCTAATCCAATTTCTACCCATTGAATTTATTTCTGAATAGGTAATAAATTTGTATGGAATGTTTGATGGGTCAGATACTTTACCACTTGTTTTAGTTTGAGTAACATCATTTGTATCATTTCTTCTATAGTAATGAAAATATATTTTTTCTCCATTATCTTTATCCGTAGGGTTTGGAAATATTCTCAACTTATTATTAATTAATTCAAATGAATATGCGGACTTTCTAACTAAATCATTTGTTTCTATCGCATTAGCTCTAGCTAAATCATATGATATTGGTCTTAATATATAAGATACTGCTGGTGATACATTACCAAATCCAAATGAATCTAATAATTCAATATTATCATAAGTACCAGCAAATGGGTCATAGAATTTAGATATAGCTGCTGGTGCTTGATTAAATACTCTTTGAACCACCATTGGATTTGCATCCGTAACTGATGACTCTAAAGTCGCTTCACTTGGTAAATCATAAACTTGTTGAGATGATGTAATGGTTATTGAACCTGTAAACATAGTAGCATTACCACCAACATTTACGGCTTGTCCATATTGTTCTGATAAAGTAAATAAAGATAATCCACCCACAGCAGTTTCAGCTGAGTGAGAACCTGTTGAACTCATTCCAGTAGTGGTAGCTGTATTTCCATAGTGTTCCCACAACCAATTCTTTGTATTGTAATGATTTATTTGTTGTGAGTATTCTGATACTGCTTCTTCAAAACACGCATACATTGAACCACTATTGAACTCCAACTGCATAATTGGATGTCCAA